TATTGCGAGGCATCAATCCTAAAATACTATTTTAGAAGGGGTTAATTACCAAACAGGACATGAACCTTGTGAACAAAGTATGTCTGTAATTAAAGAATTGACTTTAGAATATTTGTTAAATGGTTTTTTACCTGGTGTAAGAGATTCATTCATCATTCCTGCGGGTGCCATATATGAACCTGGGTTTGAGGGTGTTGATACGAAATCCCAGCATAATAGTTCAAAGTCGTCCTGTACTTCCATAATATCACCCATTGGTTTTAATGAGCCCATACCACGAGAAGATACACCTACTGGTATATTGTTTGCAAATAATGCAGTTAATATATTACCAGATGGGGTTGGGAGGATTTCTATTAATCCCATTACTTTATCTCCATCCCACCATATTTTTTTAATATTGTGAGATACGTTTTTTAAGTTAATAATAGAAGAATCTGGGTGGTCTAATTCTCCAAGTGCTCTATTTTCATTAACATTAGACATATATTTGTCTATTTCTCTCTCCCATAAACCTTTGGAATAATATCTCCCATTACCATTTTTTACCTCGGCAGTTGCAAGAAGACCTTCAACAATCATGTTACCATTCTTACCTAATTTGTTTTCAGATATAGTAAGAGGAGATGGACTAAATAAATGGGTTTCTATTAATACTTGTTTCATATTAAGATTGGGTTCCGGGTTTCTTAAGAATATTAGCTTGTTTTGTTTTAATATTAGCTAATTCTTTTTCTTTGTTTTCTTCTTCTTTTTCAGCTTGAGCTAATTCAGGAGATATTTCATCAATCATCTCTTTTTTCTTCCCCTTACTTAACTTTTCTCTAAGTGCTTCTAACTTTTTAATTTCAGCTTGTAATTCTTTCATCTTTTTAGGATTAACAGAATCTTTTTCAAGCTCAGTTAAAGTAGTTAATGCTTTAAGTTTTTTCTTACGTTTAGCCATTTCTTCGTCAATCTTTTTAGTCATGGCTTTCTTTTTAGCATCTTCACCTGTTTCTTCAATTTCTTTAATATTAAGTTCTTCCTTAATTAATTGAGAAATTACATTACGAAGTTTTTCTTCTTCTAATTTCATAGCTCTATATCCAATACCTGTTAAGAATTCATCTACATTTTTAAATTTTTTCTTTAAATTGTTTTCATCATATATTGATATTGCCCCAGTATTATCTTGAGTTACTTTATCACCAAATTCAAGAACATAAGGTGCAATTTTCTTTAAATCAACATTTTTTGCTTTTATTTCTACTGCTGATGTTGAGTCATAGTTTACCCCGCTAGTCATTTCTTCATATATGTCTTTGATATATTCTAATCCAAAATCTTTTTTAGATTTTTCAATAGTTTCTTTATTTTTAATATAATCATCATACTCACCAGTATCTTCATTTTCATCACTACCATTCATTGATTCTTTCAATTTAACTGGTTCCATTCCAGATGATTTGTATTTGCCTTTTGATTCTTTAGGGGTACCTAAACCAGGTGCTTCAGTAGTATATCCTAAACCCTTAACACCAAATTGTCCATCTTTAACATAATGTTGATTATCCTTAGCTAAATTTTTAGCTACGATTTCTTTTAATTCATCAACACTTTTATCTTTATTTTTAGGGTCTTTCATTTCAGTATAATATCCTAATAAAAATTCTTGACCATAAACATTGTCAATATTTTTAGGATCTTTATAATCATATCCTTTTGTTTCAGCATCAACTACTTCTTTAGTAGGTTTTTTTTCTTCAGCTTTAGCTTCATTTAACTTTTTAATTTCACTTAATTGAATACCATTTTCAAAACTAGCTAAAGTAGTATCTGAATCATACCAATCGGATATTTTATATCCACCTGATGGGATTTCGTGTACATGTTGAACTGCTTCATATTTTTTAGACATAGCTTGAGCATACCTTTTAGCTTCTTCAAAGTCTTCAATATAATCTGATGAACCGTATTCGTTAACTGTGTTTATATTTTCTTTAAAGATAGCATGCCAATCTTGTTTTTTACCTGTGGTAACTAAACCACCAATACCTTCATTTAAAACACTTTTACTTTTTAAAATACTAATAGTATCATCAAATGATGTGTATTGGTTTATATATTCAGGAAATAAACTACGGACTGTTTTCATAAATACGCCTTTATGTCCTTTACCTTCTTTAATAAGGTTATATTGTTCTTGTACTGTTAATGTTTTCATTTATGTTAGTTTAGTTTAATTATATAGGATAAAACATTATTGCTCCGTTTGATATAGATGCACTAGATATTCCAAGTGGGAGAGTCAAATTTGCTGGAAAAGTTAGTGATCCTGTAGCATTTATTCCACCTGAGAAAAATCCTATGTTTCCATTTACTATTACATAATATGCGTTACCTGCAGTTCCTGGCACAGATGCGGATACGTTAAATGTAATTCCTGTAGAGTTAGATAAACTTGCTGTTAATGCTAATAATGAAGCTGAGTATGGAGCAATTGATTTACTTACGTTAAATGCTGTAACTATATTATTTAATGATGCTGATGGGACTGAGCCTGAAAGCACATATATAGTAGTTGGAGTATTTGAGTAGTTGTTTTTTCCACCTGAAAAATATGTTACTCCATTTGCTGATGCGTAATATAGGTTATATATAGAACCAGTTAGAGTAGAAGAAAATCTTAAACTATTAGAGCTAGTGGCACTAGCTGTGATATATTGCAAATAAGTATCGTATGGAGAGATTGATTTACTTACATTAAATGATGCAGTAACATTACCTAATGTAGCAGCAGGAGTAGATCCTGATTTAACATAAAATAATGTAGGTTGGTTTAAATATGTATCTGTTCCTCCAGAAAAATATGTAAGTGTACTACCGGATAATAGATAATAAAAACTATTTAATATTGATCCTGTTATAGTTGAAGTAAATCTAACTCCATTAGATAAAGCACTTGCAGTTACATATTGAATAGAAGCACTATATGGCGCGATTGATTTACTTACATTAAATGATGCAATAATACTACCTGTTACATTAGCTATAGAACTTGATGCTAAATATATTATATTTGAAGTATTAGCAGGTAAACTTCCTGATCTAAATGTAAATGTAATTCCATTTACAATAAATGATCCAGTTCTAGAAGAAAGAGGAATTATACTAGAGGTAGGAAAAGATACTGAGGCTGTATTTCCTAATCCTATATTTCCTACAATAGAAATATCTACTCCATTTATATTAAATGATCCTGTAGGAGTTATAAATGGTGCTAAACTAGCACTACTTAATGTTACTGAAGATGTTGCTCCTACTCCTATAGTGTCTACAACAGTAATATTTACTCCATTTACATTAAATGATCCTGTAGGAGTTATAAATGTTGCGGCACTAGAGCTGTTAATAGTATATGAAGCTTGAGCATTAGGTCCAATTATTTGGTTTCCATCAAGATCTCTTAAACCTGTTACAGTTGAAGCTACAATTGCAGTAAGTCCAGAAAATGACCCTGTTATTGCTCCAGAGCCGCTTATTAGTATACCTGATGTGTTAAATGAAGTATTTGGCATTGTGTGTATTCGTTATTGTGGTTGAAAAAGTTCAATTAAGTCATCTAAATATTCATTTGCAACACTTGTACTATATTTCATTTCAAAACTAGGATTAGCTTTGTAGTAATTTATAGTATCTTTTTTAGCTTTTTTTAACAATGGTATTAACTCATTTAATTTAGTTTCTACTTCATTAAAATCAGCAATTCTACCTGCTATATGTTTTTTAAGTTTTTTATCTTCAACACCTAAAGAATTTAAATAATCATCTAAATTAAAATCTTCATTTAATTTATGTGTCCATAAATCTTTAGGTTCAATAAATTTAGATTTTTTACGTAGTTGTTTTTTATTAACAGGTTTAAATCCTAATTTATAATAATAAATACGCTCAGCTCCTTTGGGATTTTTACTATAAGCATATTTAGTTGCTACTCCTATTCCATCTCCTGCTGATACTGAAGCCCCAGTACCTGTTGCGCTGACTTCTTTAAGTCTAGAGTGGACTAAGTGTTTTATTTTTTCTGTTAGGTGAATCATTTAACTTTTTTTAATTCTTCTAACAATTCATAATATTGGAGGAGATTTACTAAATGGTCATTAGTAATATTAGTTGTTTTATCTAATTCAACTAAATAATTAGTAACCTCATTTAATTTAATTTTTGTTACTTTATCAGAAACTAATCTAGATATTTTAGTAACTTCAGATTTAATTTCATTTATTTTTTGATTGTAAAAGTTTTTAAGTTTTACAGTTGAATCAGTTGATTCAATAAATTCTTTTAATACTAATTTTTGATTTTCATTTAGATGACCATATTTAGCATTAAATTTATCTAATAAGATTTTATAAGTTAATACTCGTATATCTTTATCTTGTTTTTTAAACTCTTCTATAACTTCACTTTCAATATTTTCTTTATTAATATTAGAAGAAGTTAAATACTCTAATAAAGTTAACTTATTATTAATTACTTGATTAATATTTGGGGGAGTATTTTGAGTATAATTTTCTAAAAGAATATAAATTGATGCCTGAGCCTTATAATTAGGGAGTTTGGTTTTAAAAAACTCATCTATATCATAATGTAGTTTTATTTCTTTAATTAAATTATATTTTTGTCTTTTCAGTACAGACTGATTAAGATATTTAGAGGATTCAAGAATAGTAGATATTATTGATTCTGCTTTACCTTCACTTAAATTAGTGTGTTTAAGTAAAGTTTCATACAATTTATATTCCTTTCCTAGTTCAGTCTTAACAAAATGACTTTTAAGGATATCAACAGCCTTAGAATCTTTATTAGACAATGTATCAGAAGTAATCTGTCTTACGAGTAATTCAAAAATAATACCCGTATTTTTATATTTGGAATGTTTAATTTCCATTAATCTTTTTTATTATAAATATACGGAGATCCTTATTCTTTTATTTGAGATTCATCTAATAATGATTCTTTACCTTTATCAGATTCAAATATTAGTTTTTTATCTAATGCTTCAAATATATTTTTATTTTTAAGAAATGCAGTTTGGGCATTTTCTAATGCTAAAGGAGTATTTCCTTTAAAACTATTACCTACATTTTTATCTTCTCCAGTATCATCTCCTTGTTTCATTCCCTTATTACCTAATCTATCTTTTCCAAATGGATTTTCTTGAGTTCCAATATTACTTGCTTTCTCTTCAGGACGACCTAATTCTAAATCATCTCCATATCCAGCAGGAACACCTTCAGAATTAGCAGCATAACGACCTTTACCATATAAATAAGCTAAATCATGAGGTGTACCATATGATTTACCAGATTCTACAGGATCATTACCTTCGTTTTCAATTTGTTTTAATCGGAATGTACGTTTTTGATCTTGAGTAATTAAATCTCTATATTCATCGTACTGGTCTTCACTTAGGTGGAATATATTATCATAAATCCAATCAGTAGGTAATAATTTACCATCCATTATATCTTTAGCTAAAGTAACTTTTTCTTTTAGTAAGTTAATTTTTTCTTGATCATATATAATAGAAGGAGTGGTTAATCCTAATTCAAAATTAGTTAAGTTTTCTCCTTTGTATCCTTGAGTATATAAATGAACTAATGCGATTTTATTTAGTTCTGATAGTATAATGCGTTGTATACGGTCTATAGTACGAGCAAAGCGAATATCTTCAGCAGCTAATGTAGCTTTACCTGTTAGATCTTTTTCATAACCCATAAATGCTTTAGGTACTTTAAGGGCAGCAAATAGTTTATCTCTTAAATACACTACATCTGTAATTCCATCATAATCTAAACCTTTAGTAGGTTCAATACGAGTTGTTTGGTCATTACCTCTAATAGGAATATAAAAATCTTCTAACATGTTTTGCATGTTATATTTTAAATTATACTCACCAGTTTGAGGATCCATAAGAGGAATTCTCTTCATCGTACTGATGGTTTTTTGCATAAAGTTTTCTACTTCATTAGGAGGAATAGAACCAACATTAATATAAAAAATACGTTTTTCTGGGGCGCGGGCAATTCGATGAATAAGCATTGCATCTTCCATTAAAACATATTGTTTAAATAATTTACGAGCAGGTTCTAGATAAGAACGTCCATAAGGAAGATAGTTTACATCTGTCATTAAACGAAAATGTGCCATTTCATAATTATCAAAATAGATAGCATTTTCTTCTTTTTTACCTCCATATGTTCCATATGCATTTGGTGTACCATAATAACCAGTACCACCAGCATACCCATCAGGACTAAATTTAAATCTTACAGCTGCTGGGTTATTTCTTTCATATCCCTCTTCTCGCATGATGTGATAAGCAGTATATGGTATAACATTATATACACCAAATTTTTCAGCAATTTCTAATTTTAAGAAGAAATCTCCATATTTACACATTTGGCGAATCCAAGACCATAAATTAAACTCAATATTTAATACATCATAGAATAAATTGTATAAAATCTTTTGAATATCTTCATCACTACTTCTAATTTGAAGTACTTCACCCATGTCATTTTTAAGAGTACTTTCATCAGCAATAATATCTAAGGCAGAAGAGATAATTGCATCTGTATCCATTGAATCATAGTCTGAGTATAGTTGAGGGCGAAGATACTGGTAGTTAAGATTTAATTGGGCTCCATATAATGATGTTGAGTTAGTAGAATAAATCCTATTAAATCTATCCATTAAAGAATTGTTCATATATTGCCCCGAGGTTTGGATAGTATTAGTATCCATTACTTTTAATTGAGTTCCTCCAGCATTACGGATAATAACATCTGTAGAGAACAATCTTCTTAATCGGGTAAATAAATTAGTATCTGCCATTATTTGTTTTTTATTTATAAATATTAAAACAACCAGTTCAGGTTTTCTTGTTGTCCATTAATATCCATATTATATGGATTACCTGGTGTCCCTGGAATATAAGCACCTCTTAAGGGGCTCCTAGTTGAAGTAATATTATTTAGTGCATTTCTTGTAAGATCAAGACTTTGTTGTTGGAATTTTAATGATGTATCTCTTAAATACATTGCAATGCCAAAACTCATTACCAAATCATCATTATATCCAGATTGAGCTTCAGGACGACCATTTTTCCAAACAAATACTTTCATTTCTTCAAGTAATCGTTTAGATTGGATAGTAACACTTCTATCACCTATATATTCTCTAAATTTATTAATAACTAAAGGTCTAGTTCTAAGAGACATTGTAAAACCAGGAACTAAATTATCTTGATTTTCATATTTGTTTAAATATGATTCAGCTGTCATTCCTGAATCTGATCGTGGAGAAAAGTATAAGTTTCTGTAGTTTCTTTCTTGTATTGCATCTAATGTTGCCCATCCTATATTAGCATTTTCCACTACTAATAATGCTTGATTATATTCGGTGGCAATGGCTACTAAAAAATAACCAAATTCCTTAGGAGGAAGTTGACCTTTATATTCAGCAACTTGAGTATTGGTAGCAACGTCAATTACATGAAGTGTTGAAAAATCTTTACCATCACCTCGAGCAACGTCTGCTGTAACCATATAATCTCTAGAGTAATCCGCAGGTTCCCAAACCCATAAATTTTGGTCTGTTCCTCTTCGCTCTAGTGGTTCTTTAATTGTAGTTTGAGATATAAACTCAATCCATTCATTATAAAATACTACATCACCTGAGGTATTAAAGTCACAATCACATTC